CCTCCTTCGTGATTATAAGTTGTTTCGCATACTCTTCTAGTGGCACACCTAGCTTTTTAGCTATTGTCACCTGTGTTGGTGTGAGTCTCACAGTTTTGCGACCAGTCTTTGAACTACGCGTTGCAGAGGCAACGTTTTGTGTAGGTTTACTAATCTGTTGTTCTACCTTACCAAATTTATGGGGGAATTCAAGTCTTATTCTTTTATCCACCTCAGAATAATATTCATCTGATTGTGGGTCCATTCCCTCCTCTTCTGTAAGTTTTCTGTGTAAGTCAAATGCTGTATAAGTCATAGCATTATCTTTACCAAACCATTCATTCTCTTCAGCCCAAGCTTCTGCCTTAGGATCTCTTGCAGGTGCTTGTTGTCTTGGCTGTGGTTGTAGAGTAGGTTTTTCATTAGCTGCTGTTTCTTCCATAGCATGTTGAGATTTAATCTCTGCTAATTTACCTTGCTCATAACCTAGTTGAGAAATGGCTGTTAGTGCTTCTACTTCTGCTTTAGAATCTTCATTAGTTCTAGCTGCTGCAAGTTTTGCTTGAGCTGCTGAAAGTGAAGATGTAATTCTGCCTTCCATTTCTGTGGCATAATTTTTATCTAAAGATGTAGCTGCAGTTTTAAATTGATCTCTTTCACGTTTAACGTTTTCTGCAAAACGTAAAGCTTCATCTTTTTGCCTTTCCGCTTCACGCATTTTCTTAGTGAGTTTTGCTATTCTTTTCTTAACCCCTTCAGAGTATTCTTCAACGTCTTTAATGTTACCCGGCTGTTTATCACTCCCTTCTTCAGAAGTTTTCTGTACAACTTCTCCGCCGTCGTTCTTTTCATCTCGAACAACAGGCTGCTCATCTGGTTTCTCAGGTGTGTCATTGGGCTCATTATCGTATGTAATATTTGCTTCATTTTTTTTAACCTCATTTTCAAAAGTTTTATCTGTATCGTTTTCTATTTCTGGCAGTTCAACATTCGCTCCCGGTCCGGTTACGTCTAATTCAACTGTTTTATCATTATCGTTTAATGGCATAGTTTCTCCTATGGTTGTTAAAATTCGTGGTATATATCTTTAGGGTTATCCACGGTCGCTAAAACTTCATCATCATTGAGAAGTCTTATCTCACCCCCATCTATTTTAATCCGGGAACCGGCATATCTTGCAAAGATAATCCAATCACCTTTCTTACACCATGGACCTTCTGGATATCTGTCTTTATCATAACAGTGTGGTCCCATGTCTATAACTAAACCACAAGTCGATGCTACTTGTGATCTTTCTATTGTTTCGTCGGCTAGTATAACTCCGCCTTTAGTTTTTTCTTTTTGTTTAAAAGGTAAAACTAAAATTCTCCAACCCGTAGGTTTTGGGGTTTTCCCAAGTTCTTCTGATTTTGTTTCTGTAGGTTTAACACCCACTAAAGTTTTATTTGGTAACTCAATTTTTGGGTTTTGAGTTGATGTCGATAACTGTTCCGTCTTGTTCATATTGCTCCTTTTTGTTTAGCAGGCTGGATATTTCCTGACTTAAATATTGATACGTTCGTATCTGTCCTAACATATAGTTGTATTTCTCCATATTGTCAACACCTCCAGATGCCATGGCTGATACCATATCATCATGTCTCATCTTTATTATTTTTCTTATCTTCTCTACAAATGTCATATCGTCCATTACATTTCCTTCCTTTCTATGTGAAAACTTTTTAATGCTTCAAGTTTTTCTTCTGCGTTTGCAATTTTTTCAAATTGTTTATCTAGTTCATCTAGATGCTGCGGATGCTCACCGATTCCGACCGGATTCTCTAAGAATATCTTAATAATTGCATGTGCTTCAGCTACTTCTGCTTCATACCTTGCTTCTAATGCATCTAATAAAGCTTGTCTCATATTAACTTTTTTTAGACCGTATTACTTTCTTTAATACCTTAGCCTGACTTGCATGTAATTTAGAAGCTTTCTTTAAACCTTTAATTACTTTTTTAACTGATTTTACTTTTTGTTTTGTCATATTAACAATCCCATTTTCTTAATGATTTATTTATTCTGCTATTTGGATCTCTTGCCGTTTTAGCAGAAGTTAATTTCTTTTTCATACCACCCATTCTCGCACAGAAGGATTTTCTTCTCGAACTTGTTTTAGATTTTGTTGGTGCTTTAAGAGTGCCGCCTTTATAACTGGCTCTACCTTTAGCGTTAAGTCCACCCGATTTGGATTTACCTTCTTTTCTAGTCCAAGCTGCAGAAGCCATTATTTTTTCTTTTTAGGTTTCTTTGCAGTCTTAGCTGATCTTACGAAGTTAGCTTTTGTTGGTGCGCCTTTAGATCCAGGTTTTCTCATTTTCTCACCTGAGCCTGCAGCGATTCTTTTTTTCTTAGCGTGTATGTTTGCGTATAGTCCACGTTTTGCCATTGTTTATCCTTTTAGTTTTCGTTTATTATTAACTTACAATCTAAACAGTATTTAACTTTTTTAGAAATAACAGTAACATGTTCACATACAGTTTTAACATTGCATGCACATCTTCTTCCAAAGATTTTTTCAATAAGTTTTTTAAGCATTTTTCTTTTTAGTTTTAGGTATAACACCTTTAGCCATTAAGATATCTTTCTTAGTAATTTTACCATCACCTGAATGATCTGGGAATTTACCTTTCTTTTTCTTTGTAACTTTTCCACCTTTTTTATACATAGCTCCGCCTTCCATACCCATATCAGATGGATAGTAACCGGATTTCATGTCGGCTCTTGCCATAGCTGGATTCATAGAACCACCCATGTTTTTTTTAGCTCTTCCGCCATTCATTAATTTTTGTCTATTTGGATTTGTTTGTGTATTATAGTTTCTATTTGACATTATCTAATCACCTTTCCACCACCACGTAGTGCTTTACCTATTGATTTTGGTTTACTTTTTTTACCAGCTCTTCCACCTTTAGACATATAATCTACTACTCCTGGCATAAATTGTTTTCTTTTTTGTCCCATATTTTTAGAAAGCATTCCAGGCATTGTATCATCATTGTATGCATCGTTTGATGTCATGGCTTGTAATGCTCTACGAGTAGTATCAATACCACCTTTACCATCTTCAGTCTCACCCAATAATTTTTTATTTTTGATTCCTTTTGCTGCAAGTAATGCAGCTCCAACAGGGATAGCAAACTTAGCTGCTTTTTTTAAACCTTTTTTTAATTTTTTTAACATAATAATTTTTCTCCAAGTTACTTATTCTTTATCAGATGTGTAGCCTTAAGTCCATAGACAGAAGCAATGACACCTACAAAAATTGTTTGATACCATAATGGTAAATTTCCAAAGTGTACGAAGAATAACTCCATTTTTTCCATATGTACAGGATTATCTGACCATACTGACCATCCCAACATTACGATCGGGACCGAAAGTAAAAGCAAAATAAATTCGTCTTTCCAATCTGATTGTCTAGATTCTAAAAGTTTACCCTGGTAAGCTTCCTTACCTTCAGCCATTCTAGATGCGTGCATTAACTGCGCGTCTGACATAGCCATCTTCGTTCTCTGTTTGTTAGCGTATATTTTACTACCTGCAGAAACGGCTAATTTAATTGCCGACAACCACATGTTAGTACCACTTAACGGAAGATTTTTTAGATGCTAGCATTCTCTTTTGGCCACCAACTTTATTAATAGTCGGTTGTCCTAAAGGTGCTTTGTATTCTACTCCGCCAGTTGCAAATCCATCTGAGTTTGTTGTACATGTATTAGTACCATCTGCTTTTGGTGTATCTGATACAACTGGTCCAACATATTTTGGATTGTTCTTTGTAAAAAAGTCTTTTGGTTTCATATTTTTCTCCTATGCTATTATTATATACTATCTTCGCGGACCTTTCAAGATCCTAACGTCCATTTGTTTCATAAGGTCATTTTCTCTTTTAGAGTCAATACCCATCTGTGTTTTAGTCAATGAAGTGTCTGCTCTAAGTTCTGCTAGCTCTTCATTTTGCTCTAATTTCTCGTCAAACTGTTGTTGACCCATCATTTGCTTAGATCTGTCTAAATTTATTCTCTCTTCAGACTCTTTTCTCTCAGCTTCGTCATTCATAGCTTTTAAATCTAGTTCTCTAGCTTTTAATTTAGCAATTGGGTCTCCACCGTACTCTCCAGTGATTTTTGCTTCTTCATCTCTAAACTCTTCAGTAGATTCTGCAATTAATTTAGCTTTTCTAGACTCTAAACTCATTGATAGTGACATCATCTGTTGTTGCATCTGCGGATTTTGCGCCATCTGCGGATTTTGTTGTGCCATTTGTTGCATTTGCATTAATTGTGCAATCTCTTCTCTAAATTCTACTTCTAATTGCTCTTGTGCCATTAGTGAAATGTGTTCAAAGATGTTTTTTTCTAAAGTTGCCATGACAACCGGTGAATTTCTTGCAACATTACTAGCCATAAAGTTTAAATGGGTTGTGATATGTGCTTGGTGATCTTGACCTTTGAAAGCTTGGAACGGTTTGTTAGACATTGCTAAAATATTTTCAGTAGCAGGGTCCATTGGACTAGGCTCAGCAGGTGGTGGTAAGATTTGATCAATATTTTTTACACCAATTGCTTCATACATGTGTCTGTAAGCTTCATATAGATTATGCATTCCAGGATTTGATTGTGCTAATTGTAGTTCTGTTTGTGCCATCGATATTCTTTGCGATTGAGAAAAAATATTTGGGTCTGCAACAGGAATAATATCTATCTTGTCATCAAAATCTGCAACCTTAATATTTTTTTGTCCACCAACAACATCATATGGATATTCAGGTGGTAGATAAGTTTTAAAAACTCCTGCCAATAAATTAAATTCGCTTTTCATAGCCACATACAATCTTTTATGTATGGCTGACATGACCCTAGAGCCTCGCTCTAATAGGGCTATAGTCGTCCCAACAGCTGCTTGTTGGTTGCCGTCCCCGACTTGCATGTCAGCGATGGCGGCAAATCTTTGCCCTGCCGAAACCACCGTACCCATCAACTGCAATAAAGTCTGTGATGGTTCTTTAAATGGTAAAGGCATAAATGCATCTTTAATGTTTCCACCAGGTGCATCGACATCTCTGAATTCGCCAGGCTGTATTGATTGAGCCTCATCTCTAACACGTATTCCACGTTGTTTAAATCCTGAAGGCAAGTTACTTAAAGTACCTGCGTCCAATAATTGTCTTAATGCAGTGGTTGCTGTTCTAGACAATCCACCGATCATATGAATTAAACCGAAACCATAAAAACCCATTCCAGGTAAAAATTTAAAGTGTACAAAATAATCTTGTCTTTTCTTAAGAGGATCTCCTGCTGTATAGTTTCTTCTAATTGATAATACTTCTCTACTTCCAAGTTCTATTGTTACAATATATGGAAGTTTAATTCCTGTGTCTTCGCCAGTAGAATCTTTGTCTTCAAAACCCTCTAAATCTAAATCAACATGAATTTCTAAAACAGTAAAGATATCTTCATCTCTAGTTCTCTTGACACCTTCTAGTTCTCGTTCTTTTTTTTCTACTTCTGTTTCTTCATTGTAGCCAGGTGTTAATTCTATATCAACATAGAACCCTGCTACTTGTTTTTTTCTTAAATCATTCTCTGACATTTTAATGACATGAATAATAGCTTCTGCATCTTGTAATGAAGTTGCAGTATAGGGAACTAATAAATCATCTGCTGGGACAAACTTTGAAA